GTGAGGCGGGGGCGGGGCTGAAGCACGCTAAATTGACCGTTTCCACGCGGCGGCAGGCCGATTTGAGGCCGCATCCCAAGAATCCGCGGGCTTACGATTCTATTGCGCAAGCGGCGAAAATGATGGGCGTGCCGCGCTCCGTCCTGCAGAAGCTCAAGCGCGCGGGGGCGCCGGGGTTTCACGGGTCGCGGGTTTACCCGGGGGAACTGCGGCCGCACCTGGAGGCGGCGCAGAAGGACAAACCGCCGGACGCCCCGCTGGACCGCGAGACGCTCGAGAACCGCCGGCTATTGGCGCAGTGCGAGCGGATCGAGCGGGATAATCTGGCGGAGGCGGGCAAAGTGATCGCGTTGGCGCCGGTGCTCACGGCGATCGCGGGTATTGGCGAGCAGCTCAAGGGACAACTGCGGGCCATTTACGAGGACGAATTGCCGCCGGTGATCGCGGGGCTGTCCGCCGAGGCTATCCGGATTGAAACCCGCAAGGCCAACGACCGCTTGTGCGCGAAGTTCTTTGAAGGGACTGGCAAGATTGCCAAGGCTGCGTGAAAGCTCCAAATCTCAAGCTCCAAGCTCCAAACAAGCTCCAAATCTCAAAGTGACAAAATCGGATCTTTGGTTTTTTGGTGCTTGTTTGGTGTTTGGAGCTTGGAGCTTGGAGCTTTGGCAACGCCGTCATTGACTCCACCCCCTTCAGTAGCGGCTGACGCTGCATTGTAAGGCATCCGGTATGATGCAGCTTTTTCATCCTTGCAGCGTAGCCGCTGCTTGTGCCTCCTCCTTCTCAAGACCAGCAAATCCTCGAAGCGTGGCGGCTGGCCTGGCGCCCATTCGACCGCCGGCCGATTTACGAATGGGCCTCCACCCACGTCAATCTCCCCTCCTGCTACGCCATCAGCGGTTTTTTCCACATCGAGAAAAGCCGTTACCTGATGGCGCCGCTCGACGCCATCCGCGATCCCCTCGTGCGCGAGGTGACCTTTCTCAAGGGCGTGCAAATCGGCGGCTCACTCCTGGGCGACCTCATGGTGTGCGACATCGTTTGCAATAATCCAGGAAACACCTATTGGAATTTCCCCACCGAAGAACAGGCCGAGGACTGGTCCAAACGCCGCGCCACGCCGTTGCTGAACAACTGCCCGGACATCGCCGAGCAGCTCGGCAAGATCCATCGCCACAAAAAGGGGAAGAAAGAAATCCACTTCGCGTCAATGTGGCTGTCAATTCAAGGTGCCAATGAGAGCAACCTCCAATCCCACGGCGCGCCCAACATCATCAACGATGAAGTCTGGCAATTCGAACCGGGGATGTATCTCCACGCCAAAGCGCGCACCACCTATTTCCATTGGCGCTCGAAAATCCTGAACATCTCCCAAGCCGGCGAGAAAGGCGACGACCTCGACCAGGCGTACGAAGCGGGCACGCGCGAGGTTTGGCAATTCCCGTGCCCCCAGTGTCATTTCTATCAGCCGTTCGCCTGGAGCGTGCGTCGCGAAGACGGTTCCTACGCCGGCATGAGTTGGGACACCAACGAGACCACGCGCCCGAACGGCCACTGGAATTACGACGCCGTCAAACTCACCGCCGCCTACAAATGCGTCAATTGCAGCTCCCTCATCCACGACACGCCGAAAAACAGGAGGGACATGAACGATTACGGCCGTTACTTCATCACGAACCCAAACGCCCCGCGCGACAAACGCTCGTTCCAATGCCCGAGCCTGGCGTCGGACCAAATCTCCTTCGGCCTGCTCATCGAAGAATACCTGCGTGCGAAGGAACAAGCACGCCTGGGCAACCGCATCCCCCTGCGCGAATTCTGGCTCAAGCGCATGGCGCAACCTTACGACCCGATCCTGCACGACGACGTCGAGACGTTCCCGACGATCGAGCTCGTGAGCGATCCCGCCGGCGCCGTCGTGCACGACGGCAAAACGTTCACCATCTTCCTGATGGCCGTCGACGTGCAAACGTATGGCTTCTGGGTCGTCGTCGAGGCCTGGACGCCCGCGGGCGACGACCTGGTCCTCTGGGCGGGCATGCTCGTCACGTGGGAAGACGTCCGCGCGAAGCAACTCGAGCACAAAGTCCCGGACGGCCTCGTCACCGTCGATTGCCGATTCCGGCCGCACGACGTCTTCGTTCAATGCACAAGAAACGGTTCGTGGGAAAACGTCCCAGGTGGCAAACGTTGGCAATGCTGGCGCGCGGCCAAGGGCGAAGCTGGCGACGGATTCTACTACAAAGCACGGCACGGCCCGCAGAAGGGCAAGGCGATCCTGATGCCCTACGTGTGGCCGTTGCCCAAGGGCGACCCGTGCCACGGCCTGGCGCACGACGACAAGCGGGTCCTGGACGTCCGCGGACGTTTCTGTTCGATCGTCGTGTGGTACCATGGATGGATCAAGAGCGTCCTGGCGGAGAGAAGGGATCGAGGGCAGAGAATCGGAGAGACGGAGAACCGGCGAGCCGGCGAAACGGAGATCATCAGCTCCTCCTACGTCCTCAAGGCCGCCTGGAACCAGACATACGCCCGGCAGATGTACAGCGAGCGAAAAGAATTCAATCCGCTGACGCGCAAGTGGGTTTGGAAAAAGTTTCGCGATAACCACATTTGGGACTGTCGCGGGATGAACCTCACCCGCGCGTTCATGCTGCGGATTATCGGCGACACCGCGGCGAGTCCAGCAACCGAGGAAGTAATCGACTCATGAGCGAAGACGCAGTATCAGCCAGAGAACGTGAGCGCCGTATCATCGATTGCGAGCTGCGCATGCTGCGCAATCAACTCGCAACTTGTAAGGCGCAGAACGCGGCCTTGGTCGCTTACATCCTCAAGATTCAAAAGGCAAAGCGGACCCAGGTAAAAAGACGGGACGAGCGCAGGTATTATGCGCGGCTTGCCCGCGCGAGCCGCGCGCCCCCTCACCCCGTAGGGGGCGAGGGAGTGAAACGGCGACGGCATCGGCACATGCGCCGCTCGCCACGATGGAAGCTCCAAAACTGATCAGTTTGGGATTTGGAGCTTGGAGCTTGGAGCTTACTTCCCCGTTGACTTGAGCGCTCTTAACAGATGCCGCTCAACTATTTCATAGGTAAATCCCAGGCCTGGCTCGAGGACGCCCTGGCCAGCGCCCAGGCCGACGCGGCGGCCGGCAAGACCACCACCTCAGTCACCACCAGCGACCTATCCACCGGCAAAGTCATCCAGGTCGACGTCCGCACCCGCATCGAGTGGCTGCTTTACGCGCTGGGCCTCCTGGACCCGGTTAATTACCCGCTGACGGGCAGCCGCCGAATCACGCGCACGCGCGCGATATTTTCATGAGCCGCAGAATTGAAACGGTGAGCCGGAGAAACGGCGTGTCGGCGATCCGGTCTCCGATTCGCCGGCTCTCCGATTCGCCGTTTCATCCCTTCCTATGAGCGTTGCCCCCTACAAATTCATCGAGAAACGCTCCAGCCAGGGCTACGTGAACAACCGCCTGGTCAAAGCGGCCACGCAGAACACCGATCGCGAACAGATCGCCCCGCTCGACAACGACGTCCACAAAAACGTCTCGTGGCTCGGCCGGCGCACCTTGATGACGCTTGGCCGCTGGGTTTACGCCAACACCCCGGTTGTCAGAGGCGCGTTGCACGAAAAGGCCGAGTATGCCTCGAGCCATTACCTGGCCCAATACACCGGCGCGACCAAAGCGTGGGGTGAAATGGCCGAGGAATTTTTGTACGAGCACGGGAAAAGTTGCGACATCGCTGGCGCGCCCTACAATTTTAGAACCTACCGCCGCAATCTCATCATCGCGGTGCATCGTGATGGCGACTGTGGCACCCTCCTCACCCGGCGGGAAGATGGCTACCCTCAACTCCAAGTCATCCCCGCCCACCGAATTGCCAGCCAACCGTACGAACTGACCGTCGTTGGCGGCCCGTACGACGGCGCCAATATAATCGACGGCGTCATCTGTAACGATTACGGCGCCGCGCTCGCATACCGGATCCTCACGGGCAACCCGTTCGACTACACCACCCACCAGGACATCAGCGCGCGGGATATGTTTTTGACCTTCGTGCCGACCTTTGCCGGCCAGGTGCGCGGGTTCAGCACCCTCGGCGCGGCGATGTTTGATTGGCAGGACGTCGGCGAATGGCGCAACACCGAATTGATCAGCCAAAAAATCAACTCGGCGATCTCGCTCGTCGAAGAAAACGAAGAAGGCGAACCGGCTCCCGGCTCGGACTTCATCGTGGACAGTTCCGGCGGCACCGCCCAACCCGGCACCCCCACCGGCCTGGTCTACGAGAAATTCGACAAGGGCCTCGTCCGTTACTTCAAGAGCAAGACCGGTTCAGGCCTCAAGGCGCACATCAGCGATCGGCCTACCGCGAACCAGGGCGAATTCGAAGCCCGAATCATCCGCGCGAACTTCGCGGGGATGGAATGGTCCGTCGATTTCAGTTTAGACCCGACGAAAGTTGGCGGCGCGCCCATGCGCGTGGTGGTGGATAAAATCAACCGCTCGATCACTTCGGACCAGGACCTGATCCTGGACGGCGCATGCCGGCGTTATTATTCCTACGTGCTGGCCCAGGCCATGAGCGTGCCCCTCAGCCTGCTCCCTTTTAACACCGAGTGGTTCAAGTGGGAATTTCAAGGCCCGGCCAAACTGACTGCCGACGCGAAATACAACAGCGACGTCGACGCCCAGGAAATCCGCATCGGCATCAAGGCGCGAACGAAGGCATTAGCCGAGCGCGGCGAGAGCCTCGAGGACTTGCGCGACCTGCGCGAGAAAGAAGCGATCGACCTTTTCACCAGGGCGCAGCGCGTTGCGAAAATGTTCGATCTCCCCATCGACGTCGTCCTCGCGCGCTTCGAGCAAGACCAGCTCGGCGGCCAGACGCCGCTCGCCGAGGCTCCCCCGCAGCCGCCCGCGGTTGAAGGGAAGCCGAAGCCGTGAAGCTCCAAGATCCAAGATCCAAACCCCAAACAAGCTCCAAACCTCAAACACCAACTTTGGAGCTTGTTGATTGGTGTTTGTTTGGAGCTTGGAGCTTGGAGCTTGGAGCTTAAGTCATGAGCGACATCGTAACCGTCATCGTCACCACGCCCGACCCGGCCATCAACCTCACCGTCACCACGCCCGAGACGGTCATCAGCGATCTAGTCGTCGAGAAGATCGGCCCGCGCGGGACACAGGGAAGTGCAGGCACCAATGCGATCCTGACCGGAG